TGCCTTCGCTGACATGTGTCGGCTACGTTGTAAAGAAGACACACAGTACGAGAGCCGTTTGGTAGCTGACCAGATCAGTGCGAAGATGTCGGAGTTGTTCCCAGTAAGCTGGGATGCTCTAATTAGCAATTCGTGACGATCCTAATAGACAAATGGAGAAACAGAATGACTTGGCACTATCAACTAATGAAGCACACAGAGCCTGATGGCGAGGTCTGGTATGGGATACATGAGTTGTACGAGGGTAACGGTTACAGCTCCAACCCAGAAAGCATCAGAAGTCACGACAAAGACGACATCAAGTGGATGCTAGAGACTATGCTAGGCGACATTGAGAAACATGGGGTGAAAGACTATGAGTGACTACAAAGTAGACGCAGCAACTAAAGAAGAGTGGGCTGAACGAGCATGGAATGCAGAAGACAAACTCTCCTTACTTTTAGATAACCTCATTACATTGAAGGCTAGACTGAAGAAGTGGGACAACCAAGATTACGTGTATTCATACATCAACGCTATGCTACAAGAGCTAGAGGAGTACCACTAATGTTTACCGTAGAGTTTGAGTCTGATGCTTCTATCATTACTACACTAGACGAGCGTGATAAATTTGAAGACGTTGAAGTTATTCTGGCAGATGATGGCTCTGTTTACATGAGACAGTTTGACAATTCTTTAGAGGAGTATCAGATGCTCTTCATGTCATACCAACAGGTGCTAGACATATTTGCTGCACTAAGCAGTAAAGAAGGCGCTTACTATGCAACACCCAAGGACACAAAATGAATGTAGCGATGTTTCTAAATGGTGCAGCTTTTATGTATCTCTTAGGTGTGGTACTACTGTATTCCATTACAGAGCCAGAGGATGAGAATGAAGACCCTTATGCCGCTGACAAGTTTTCGCTGATGTGGCCTTGGGTGGCTGTAATGACTATTATATATTGGGTTCGGGGAGAGAACGACGATGACGATGGAACTAGCACTGATTAAGACGCTCCTAAAGCGTGACTTCTATGACCAACACAAGGGTATCAGATGCCCAGATAAGATCTTCACTAAGGACATCCGTAAGATCAAGCAGACACTAGATCATGCTATGAACAACTACGATGGCGACCTCAACATGGCTGACCTAGAAGCGCTGTTCTATGCACAGAACCAGACCATGACTACAGCTACAAAGACTGCATACGGTGATCTATTCCGTAAGATGGATAAAGCTGATGTAGTCAAAGAAGAGATTGCAGACACAGTGCTAGGGCAATTGTTCCAGCAGTATGTAGGCGATCTTGTAGCTAACCTAGGCTTTGACTTCGTTAACGGGTCACAGACATCCTTGGAGCCTCTACGCCGCATCTTGGATGACTACAAAGATGACTTCACACCCAATGTTAAGATCACATGGGAAGACATCTCTATTGACCGTCTGCTTGAGGCTAACGATCTACAGACACAGTGGAAGTTTAACATCCCTAGTCTACAGCGTAAGGTCGAGGGTGTTAGTGGGGGTCACCTACTTCTGGTTGGCGCACGTCCCAACACAGGTAAGACATCCTTCCATGCATCACTGATTGCTGGGCCTGGGGGTTGGGCGCATCAAGGAGCCAAGTGCGTAGTCTTGTGTAACGAGGAGGCATATGAGCGTGTAGGCGCACGTTACTTGAGTGCTGCTGCTGGTATGACTATGGAAGAGGTTAAGGGTAACGTGACGCTGGCCCGTTCACGCTATGAGCCAGTACGTAAGAACATCCGTATTAAGGACAGCACAAACAAAGACATGCAGTGGGTTGAATCCCTAGTGAAGCAAGAACGTCCTGACATCCTGATCCTAGACATGGGTGACAAGTTTGCATCTAAGACCAGTGACAAGTCAGACGTATACCTCAAGGATGCAGCCATCTATGCACGTAACATCGCTAAGCAGTACAGTTGCTGCGTAGTCTGGATGTCACAGCTAAGTGCGGTAGCAGAAGGTAAGGTCATTGTGGATCAGTCCATGATGGAAGGCTCCAAGACAGGTAAGGCTGCTGAAGCTGACCTGATGGTCTTGATCAGTAAGAACCCTGTAGTCGAAGGTGCAGACGAGCAAGACACTCAGCGACACTTGAACATCGCTAAGAACAAGCTTAAAGGTGGCTGGCATGGTGTGGTACACTGTGAGTTGGATGGTGGGCGCAGCCTATATAGCGCATAGAGGAGAGATGGATGAGACTGGTATTAGACGTTGAGAACACTACACAAATGCGTAACGACAAGTGGCACCTTGATCCGTATGAGGAGGGTAACTTCCTTGTGCAGGTTGGGATGCAGAATGCGGATAATGCCGAAGAGACATTCATTGTTAACATTGATCACGTAGAAGCTAAGGATACCAGTGGCGCTGGGCGTAAGCTTATCCAAGATATCCTAGATATGACTACGCTTCTGATCATGCATAATGCCCAGCACGATCTTATGTGGTTGTGGGAGTGTGGCTTTACATATGACTGTGACATATATGACACAATGTTAGCGGAATACATCTTACTGCGAGGCCAGAAGGATAGCCTTAGCCTAGACGGATGCGCCCAGCGCAGACAGCTAACTTCGCAAAAGGATGACACTCTCAAGAAGTACTTCAAGGATGGTTACAACACCAACGAGATCCCACTGAAAGAGCTTACGTTCTATCTTCAGGCTGACCTAGATACGACACGAGAACTGTTTCACGCTATTGAGGCAGACTATAGTGAGCCAGAGGCGCAGTCGTTAGCTAAGGTTAAGGCTGTTACGTTTGACACATGTAAGACGCTTACACGTATGTACATGGCAGGTTTCAAGGTGGATCGTGTTGCCCTTGATGCAGTTCGTAAAGAGTTTGAGCAAGAGAAGGCAGACATCGAAGACAGACTACAACACAAGGTGCGTGAGATCATGGGTGACACACCTATCAACCTCAACTCACCAGAGCAGATGTCGCAGGTAGTTTTCTCCCGTAAGATCAAAAACAAGAAGGAGTGGGCTACTCTATTCGAGTATGCCAATGATAAGAAAGAGTTCACACAGGCTGTAGAGGCTAACAGCACTCTGATCCGCCGCACTAAAGCTTTCACCTGCCCTGACTGTAAGGGTCAAGGTAAGGTGTTTAAGATCAAGAAGGATGGCACAAAGTTCTCTCGCCCCAACAAGTGCAAGGACTGTGATGCTCGTGGTTACCAACTAAAAGAGACAAACATATTAGCTGGACTAGCATTTGCTGCACCTACAAAGAAGTGGGTCAGCGCCAATGGTTTCAGCACAGGAAAGGACAACCTAGATGTACTCATTGGTACGGCTAAGACAAAGGGTATGGAAGAAGCAATCAGCTTTCTTACTGACCTCAAGCGTCTGTCTGCTGTTAGCAGCTACCTATCTTCCTTCGTCGAAGGCATTGACACCTTCACCAAGAAAGATGGCTACTTACACGTAGGTCTAACACAGCACGTCACTGCTACTGGGCGTTTCAGTGGTCGTAACCCTAATATGCAGAACATGCCTCGTGGCGGCACATTCCCTGTTAAGCGTGTGTTCATATCACGCTGGGAGGGCGGTCACATCCTAGAGGCAGACTTTGCACAGCTAGAGTTTCGTACTGCTGCATACCTATCGCAAGACCCTGTAGCTATTGCAGAGATTGCAAACGGCTTTGATGTTCACAGCTACACTGCACAGGTTATCACAGATGCTGGACAGCCTACTACACGCCAGCAAGCCAAGGAACATACCTTTGCTCCTCTCTTCGGGGCTACAGGGTATGGCAGAAGTAAGGCAGAAGAGGCATACTACATCCACTTCAACGAGAAGTATGAAGGTGTAGCTGCTTGGCACAAGAGCTTGGCAGATGAAGCAGTACGCTTCAACAAGATTACCAGTAAGTCTGGGCGGCAGTATGCTTTCCCAGATGTTAAACGTAACCAGCGTGGCGGTGTATCACACTTCACTATGATCAAGAACTACCCAGTACAGGGCTTTGCTACTGGTGATGTGGTTCCTGTCGTGCTGATCGAATTGGAGAAACGGTTGAGTGGCCTACAGTCCTGCCTTGTCAATACAGTGCATGACTCAACAGTTGTAGATACTCACCCAGAG